AGGTCCTATGCCGTTTATTCATACAGTAGATGCTGATATGATTGCGTATCGTCAAGGTAAGACTCGTAAGGGTTCTTATGCCGCTTACATGGATATCTCACATCCAGATATCATTGAGTTTTTGAATATGCGTATTCCTACAGGTGATGTACAACGAAAAGCATTGAATCTACACAATGCGATCAATATCACAGACGAGTTTATGGAAGCGGTTAAACAAGGAAGTTCTTTTGATCTTCGTGATCCAAAAGACCAAAGTGTTAAAGACAGCACTGATGCTCGTAAACTATGGGAACGCATCATTGAGACTCGTTTCAGAACTGGTGAGCCATACTTAAACTTTATTGATACAGCTAATCGAGATTTGCCACAACCACTCAAAGACAAAGGTCTAAAGATCAATGGATCGAATCTATGTAACGAGATTCATCTTCCAACATCTGCTGAGAGAACTGCTGTTTGTTGTCTGTCGTCATTGAATCTTGAGTACTACGATGATTGGAAAGATACTTCTATTGTTCGTGATTTGATTCGAATGCTTGACAATGTACTTGAGTATTTTGTACACAACGCACCCGACACAATCGAAAGAGCAAAGTTTAGTGCGTCACGAGAAAGAAGTATTGGTCTTGGTGCTATGGGCTTCCACAGCTTACTACAGAAGCATGGAGTAGCATGGGAATCAGAGTTAGCAAAAGAGATCAATGATGTTGTGTTTAGTCATATTAAGAGCGAAGCAGTCGCTGAGACTGAGTTGCTTGCTGAAGAACGAGGTGCTTATCCAGATGGACCTGATTCAGGTAGAAGAAACTCTCATCTAATGGCAATCGCACCAAATGCGAGTTCTGGTGTGATTCTATCGACTTCACCATCAATCGAGCCACTTAAAGCCAATGCGTACACACATAGAACAAGAGCAGGTTCTTTCTTAGTCAAGAACAAGTATCTAAAAGAATTACTACAACAGAAAGATCAAGACAACGAAACGAACTGGACTTCGATTATCACTAAGAAAGGTTCAGTACAGCATCTACCATTCTTGAATGAAGGCGAGAAAGCTATCTTCAAGACTGCTGATGAGTTAGATCAAAACTGGGTCGTACAACACGCCGCTGATCGTCAGAAATATATCTGTCAAGGTCAGAGCGTAAACATCTTCTTCCCTGCAGGTGCTGATAAAGCATATGTAAATCAAGTGCATCTAAGAGCATGGAAAGAAGGTCTAAAAGGATTATATTATCTTCGCACAGAAGCAAAGCAACGTGCTGAAAACGTAAGTGAGAAAGTAGAACGAGTAGCACTACAAGGTGATATGCGTAACATTATCTATTCGAAGAAGAATTGCCCTTATTGCTCAATGGCAAAAGAAGAGTTAAGATTACGAGGTATACCATTTGATGACATCGATCTAGCGTCTGTTGGTAAGAGTGCCGCAGAAGTAACTGGTCGTAAAGATGTGAAGACAGTGCCACAAGTGTATATCGAAGGTGAATATGTTGGTGGTTACAATGAGTTACTAGAATTTTTAAATAAACCAATTGAGCAAGGCGATGACGATGAATGTCGTGCCTGCGAAGGATAGGAGATAGAAGTTGAGCGATAAGACAGGATTATTAGAATACAGCAAAGCATACAAGCCCTTTATGTACCCTTGGGCTGTAGAGTTAGTAAAGAAACATGAAGAGATTCACTGGGTCGAAGATGAAGCGGAATTGTCTGAAGATGTACAAGACTGGAAGACTAAGTTAAGTGACAGCGAGAAAGAGTTTGTAACACAGATTCTACGACTGTTTACACAATCAGATGTACAGGTAGGTGAGAACTATCACGAACTGTTGATTCCAAAGTTTAAGAACAATGAAGTAAGAAATATGTTAGCATCATTTGCTAATCGTGAAGGCGTACACCAAAGAGCCTATGCGTTATTGAATGATACATTGGGTTTGCCTGATGAAGACTTTCACGCATTTCTTGAGTACAAAGAGATGGCAGAGAAGCTAGACTTCATGAAAGAGGGTAACATCAATACACAGACAGGATTGGCATTAGCACTTGCTCAATCTGTATTCAACGAAGGTATGTCTCTATTTGCATCATTCGTAATGCTGTTGAACTTTCAGCGTTTCGGTAAGATGAAAGGAATGGGTACTATTGTTGAGTGGTCTATTCGAGATGAGACTATGCACGTTCAAGGCAACGCTAAGTTGTTTCGAGAGTTCGTAGAAGAGCATCCTCGTATTGTAAACGATGAGTTAAAGTCTAAAATCTACGAGATGGCAAAGAATGCTGTTAAGTTAGAAGACAAGTTCATTAAGTTAGCATTCAATGGTCACGATCAAGAAGGCATCACAGAGAAAGATGTTAAGCAATATATTCGTCATATCGCTGATAGACGACTATTACAACTTGGTATGAAACCAAAGTTCAATGCGAAAGATAATCCAATGCCTTGGTTAGATTGGGTACTGAATGGTGCTTCACACGATAACTTCTTTGAAAAACGTGTAACAGAATATTCTGTGAACGGCATGGAAGGCGAATGGGGTTGGGGTGAGAACACTCCAGAAGGCGAAGTATGTGGCTTTGATGGACAAGGTTGTGCCGCTTAATGGATAAATGGCAGAGTGCATATATAGATGTAGCAGAGAGGTTCGCCTCTCTGTCAACTGCGAGAAAGTTGAAGGTTGGATGTATAGCAGTTAAAGATAATAGAGTTTTGAGTATTGGTTATAATGGTATGCCTTCTGGTTGGGATAACAACTGTGAGCATGAGCATAAGCCAGATTGGATGACTGGAGAATCTACTCCAGAAGACATTGAATTAGGTATGGTTCTACTCAAGACAAAGCCTGAAGTAATACACGCAGAGATGAACTGTCTAGCAAAACTCGCTAATTCCAATGAAAGTGGTAAGGGAGCAGAATTATATATAACTCATTCACCATGTATAGAATGTGCTAAGATGATTTATGCTAGTGGAATAGTTTCAGTTTACTACAGAAAAGAATATAGAGACCTTAGTGGTGTAAACTTTTTAAGAGAATGTGGAGTAGGAGTAGAACAGATATGAGAAGAGTAGAGGCATTTTGCGAAAGCTGTGATTCAGAGTTCAGTGTAGAACTAGTTGATACAGAGATTGCAATTAAATATTGTCCAGTATGTGGAGCAGAACTTGATGATGCAGAAGTTATCGATCTAGATGAAGACTTCTTGGAACAGGATTGGGAAGACTAGATGTGGCTATATGAGGGTAAAGAGTTTACGAGCGAGATGATTGGTGATTACATCGGGTTCGTATACATCATTACTATCAAAAGCACTGGTAAGAAGTATCTTGGTAAGAAATTGTTCACATCAACACGCAGGCTAGCACCACTAAAGGGAAAGACTAGAAAGCGTAAAGTGACTAAAGAGTCAGATTGGATGTCTTACTATGGTTCTTCTGAAGAAGTTAAGATGATTGTAGAAGAGATGGGTGCAAGTAACTTTGATCGAGAGATTATTCATCTATGCGACAAGAAAGGTGAGATGTCATATCTAGAAGCGAAAGAGCAGTTTGATAGAGGTGTCCTTTTATCAGACGAATGGTATAATGGTATCGTCAACTGTAAGATTCATAAGAGTCATGTAAAGGGTCTGAGAGAGAAGTTCGGGCCTGATGAAGAAATGCGATTTCGTCAGCCTTGGCATAATCGTCCATAAATGCTCAAGAACTGAGCGAAGCAGTAAAAGGTGATCAGCATATCAAGTGATATGAGATTGCAAAAAGCGGTGGTATCCGCAGACGGAAATACTAGTATATGGAGAAACCTATGAAAGCATTAATCGCACTTACGATTGTTGTTCTAGCAGGATGTTCCACTATCGATTCAGTCTATACTGGCGCACAGGGTATTGTTGGTGGCGTTAAAGCCGATGTTGTTGGCGTTACTACAGGTACACTCGAAGCCGTAAGTGGTGCTATTAAAGATACAGCAGAACGAACAGAACCAGTAAGTAAGTAAAAGAAAGCCCCTTA